TTTGGTGACTCTGTTGATGTTGTAAAGGATAAACTTTACGCAAAGGATATAATAATTGAATGGAAATACGAAAAAGATGAAGTATCAGAATAAAATATTATCAGTATTGAAGGAGGCTATTAATACCAGTACCGAGGTTCAAGACATTACTACTGCAACACAGAACGCAGAAAATCAATTTAAGAGTCAGGGTTTTGGTGATGAGCAGTCTAAAATATTAGCGATAAATGCCGTAACTAAATCGGTGATGGGTGATGATGACACTATGGAAGAGAGTAATGATATTGTTACTGAGGTAGAGGGTGAAGAAGTTCACACAGCTAAGTTTAACCGTTGCGTTAAGGATGTTGAGAAAGAGGGTGGTGTTGATAACCCGTATGCTATTTGTCAAGCGTCAATAGGTGCTAGTGCGATAAAAAAGGACCATAGAACCAAGCCTGACGATGAGTATGATAGGACTGACCGAGCTGACGAGGGTATGGATACTCTTAAGGTTCCAGATGATGTTGAAGCTAACGAACGGGACTATGAGAAGAGGCAACGATTAATGCAACAAGCGGCTGAGGAAGAGGCTGAGGAAGAGGCTAAAAGACGTAACGAATCGGTTGTTGGTAAGATTAAGAAGGGTGAATTGGAACGGGTTATGGAATCTTTAAAACCTAAGAAGAAAATAATAAAAGTAAAAGAATTAAAAAAAAGTAAGTAATGTCTAAGTCATACGATAAGTTAATAAAAAAAGCTTTAAAAGAGTCAACTGATAAGGGTATAATTTCTGAGAGTTTCGGTTATCCAGATAATATGACTGAACGAATGCACCCAGAGATTGAATCGGCTGTAACAGATAGAAAGACATCAATAGGTGACCACCCAGCATTACCAAGTGGTGGTGTTAGACCATATGACCAGAAACTTATTTTGGGTCGCTTTATGGAGGTTGTAAATGCTTGTAAAGAAGCGTTCGACATTAATGAGATTAGTCAGAATGATTTACCAGAGATGGCCAGTGGTGTACAAAACTTACTTTTCGGTTGTATGGAGACTGAGCGAGACAATAGGTCAGAATTAGAGGCATTAGCCGAAAAATTAGTAAGGGAAGATTATGACGTTTCAGAAGGTTTAGTTGAATTCAATTGTAAATTGGTTGATGGTCTAACAATGGAGCGTCAACTTACCAGAGAATTACAAGAAGAAGACTTTACATTAGACTTTGAGAATGCTGACGCTATTGAAAATGCTGGTGGTGAGGTGATGAAAAGACGTATGATTAATTCAATGATTCAAGGTGGCGCTAATAAGTGTAATCACATGTATCATATGGGTAGAAAGGATTTAACGGACATTGACCCTACATTATTGAATAAGTATAAAAAGTTAATGGCTTTCAATGATTATATGTATTTTATGACACCAGAAACAGGTTCAGCAAAACCAGCGGGTGTTGTTAATGTTGACTTTAATGAGCAAGGTAAACCAGTTATAAATGCTGAAGCGCTTACATTTCCAGTTCTTATTCATGAAATGGTAAAGGGTGTGTTAGAGTTGGTCTCGATGAATGGTTTTACCGATGATGAAACCTTGAACGAATATGTAACTAAACATGCCGATTTTTTGGCGGCTGAGCCATGGGATTTGAGAATGGGTCCAGCGATATGGGATAAGGTTATGGGTTGTATCCCACCTAAAGACCATGACATGAAGCACCATGTTTTTCATGCGTTGGTTAAGAAGCCAGTAAACGAATTTAATTCGTGTATGAAAGAAATTATTACAGAAACAAAAGAAGCCAAAAAATTAGTATCTGAAATAATTACCGAGGTTAAACTTAAGCAGCTTGAAGAGGCGATTGATGAGGAGATTGCTATTAAGAGGGATGAGGCAGTTCAACGGTCAGTAACCGAATTAGACGATATAATGAACGAGTTATATGAAGGTCTTGGTGACTAGTCAATAACCAAAACGCAACATATTGGGGTTTTTACATATTTATATGTAAAAATAACTAATTTGTTAACCGCTAACGAGATATTAAAAGAATATACTAACTGTATATTAGACCCAATATACACAATTGAAACTTACTTTAAGACGTTCGATAGAACTAATAATGGTTTCGTACCATTTCATCTTTTTGAGAAGCAAAAAGATATTGTTAGGGCATATGAAGAGCATCGTTTCAATCTAGTTGCAAAACCTAGGCAAGCTGGAGTATCAACAACCACAGCCGCGTACTTGGGTGTTAAGGTAGCATTTGCTGATAAAGATAACCCAGAGGCTATACTGATTGTAGCAAATAAACAGGATATGGCCTTTGAATTCTTATCAAAGGTTAAAGATTTTTTAAGTCAAATACCTAGATGGGTATGGGGTAGTGAATATTATGGTACCCCAGAGAAAGAGAAAAAAACAATATTTATTTCAGATTCAAAGAAAGAAATAAAGCTACCTAACGGTTGCAGAGTAAAGGCTGTAGCAACATCTAAAGATGCATTACGTGGATATACCCCAACCTATTTAATAATGGATGAGGCTGCGTTTATCGAAGACGGTAAAGAGCTATTTGGTGCGGCACTAACAGCTTTGGGTACTGGTGGTTACGCGACACTTATCTCAACACCAAATGGTCAAGACCCGTTGTATTATGAAACTTATGATTTAGCCATTAAAAAGGAGAATAACTTTAATGTTATTGAAATGCGTTGGTATCAGGATAATCGATACAATATAGACCTTAAATGGTATAGGTATATTGATAAGGAAAAACAAAATAGGGAAGAAGTAAAAGAAACAGAATTTACCTTTGAGTCGTATGATAGGTTCATAAAGGAGGGTTACAAACCAACTTCGTCATGGTACGAGGAAATGTGTCTTGGTATGAATAATGATGCAAGGATGATTGCACAGGAATTGGACGTATCGTTCTTGGGTTCTGGTGGTAATGTCGTTGCTGATGAATTCATACAACACCATAAATTAAATAACACGTTAGAACCAAAATACGTTAGTGGTTCTGATAATGAATTATGGGTTTGGGAAGAGCCGATTGAAGGTCATGAGTATATTTTATCGTCAGATGTTTCGCGTGGAGATGGTGCAGATTCGTCAACATTTGTTGTTGTTGATTTTACCACAATGACAGAGGTTGTAGAGTATCAAGGAAAGGTACCACCAGATAAGTTGGCCGATATTTTATACGAATATGGTATGTTATATAATGCACTATTAGTTGTTGATATAACTGGTGGTATGGGTGTAGCTACGGTATTGAAGTTGCAAGAGATGAAATACCCTAATCTTTACTACGACCAAAAAAGTAAGGTTAATCAGACGCGAAAGGATATGGGTAAGTACGACACTAAAAAAGAGACTGCTGGGTTCCAAGTTGGTACTGATAGAACTCGTTTAGTTGCACACTTTGAAAAAATGGTACGAATAAACTGTGAAGAAAGTTTAGACCACGGGATTAAAATACGTTCGCGTAGGTTGCTTTCAGAACTTAACACGTTTGTTTATATCAATGGTCGTGCTGACCATGCGAAGGGTAAACATGATGATATTATAATGGCTATGGCTATGGCGTTATATGTTTTAGAATATTCATTTAAAAGATTAACCCAACAAAAAAATAAGACAAAGAGTATGTTAAGTAGTTGGGTCGTTAATTCAGGTAATGATGGTCAGGATATGCCACATGGCGCAGCATCAACGAGTAAGAAACGGGAAACGCCATACTTCGACCCACAGACGTCAAAAAATATGCAAGACCCAAAAGGTCAATATATGTGGCTTTTCTCTGGATACCGATAATTATATAATATAACACATTAAATAATGGGATTTCAAAAAGTATTAACAAGAAAAAATTACGGCACACTTTATAAGTGGAAGGCTACAACTGGTCAGCAAGATAAGTCAAAAGTAAAAAGTGGTGCCATGAAAAGTGGTTGCGATGCACAAGCTGGTAGTCAAGGTTATGATTATAATGTTGGTTATGTTGTTGAACAACAAATTATAAACGGACAACTCAATCGTTTGGCCTATGTTGAGTGTGACTATGTTAAATAACCTTCACTTTGAATCAATATAAAGTATAATAAAGAAAAAAAGATGGCAGCAAAAAGAACATTATTTCAAACGCTTACCAATATGTTCGGACCATATGGTATCGACCCAGAAAGGGTAAGTAAAAAATATTCATTAGGTAATTCTGAATTACTTAGAACTGATTCAAAAGAAGAATATGATACGCAGAAATTACAGGCAAGACAAAACAATTATTTAAGTAATCAATGGGTAAAGGTTGAGAATGAGATTTTCCAAAAATCTATGCAATATGAAATAACCAGAATAGGTGCATATTCAGATTTTGAGCAGATGGAATTCTACCCAGAAATTGCGGCTACTTTGGATATATTAATGGAAGAGTCAACAACAGTAAATGATGTTGGTCGAGTTCTTAATATATATTCTGAAAGCCCAAGAGTTAAGGGTATTTTAGAGGACTTGTTTTTTAATAGGTTGGATGTACATGTTGCATTACCAATGTGGATAAGAAACATGTGTAAATATGGTGATAATTTCTTGTTTCTTAATACCGATGATAAAAGAGGTATTATTGGAGTTAAGCAACTACCAAATTTTGAGATAGAGCGTAGAGAGGGTGGTATATATGATGTGGTTAGCGCAAATGTAGCTGGTACTGGTGATGAAGATGATGCGGATAGAGATAAAGTAAAATTCTTTTGGAGAGGTAGAGATTTAGAATTTATGAACTGGCAGGTTGCCCATTTTAGATTGTTAGGTGATGATAGAAGGTTACCGTATGGTACATCAGTCTTAGAGAAGGCTAGACGTATCTGGAAGCAACTATTACTATCAGAAGATGCTATGTTAGTATATCGTGTTACTAGAGCGCCTGAAAGAAGAGTTTTTAAGGTGTTTGTCGGTAATATTGATGATGAGGATGTTCAACCATACGTTAACGACATCGCTAATAGGTTTAAACGTACAAGCATTATTGACCCAAGAACTGGTCAGATTGACTTAAAATATAATCAATTAGCAAATGACCAAGATTATTTCATACCAGTAAGGGAAGAAAATTCACCAACACCTATTGATACATTACCAGGTGCATCGAATCTTGACCAGATTGCTGATATTGAATACCTCCAACGTAAGTTATTTACTGCATTGAGAGTACCGAAGGCTTTCTTGGATTACGAGGAACCACAGGGTGATGGAAAGAACTTGGCGTTATTAGACATAAGGTTTGCTAGAACGATAAATCGAATGCAACAATCGGCTTTACAAGAGCTGAATAAAATAGCGATTATACATTTAGTGTTATCTGGTTTAGAGGAGGAGATTGATAACTTTACCCTAACAATGAATAACCCATCCACGCAATCTGAGATGTTGAGGATTCAAAACCTACAGACAAAGGTTTCGTTGGTTAGGGATGCGACATCCGATATAGGTAACGGATTTAGCGTTATGTCACTTACAAAGGCTAGAAGAAGTATCCTTGGTTGGAGCGATGAAGAGTCTAAACAGGACTTCCTTGAGCAAAGAGTGGAAAAAGCAGCATCTGCTGAACTTGAGAACACTGCTAATGTTATTAAACATACTGGCGTTTTCGATAAGGTTGATAAGTTATATGGTGACATTAATATTGCCAAAGCTGGAGGTGCCCCACCTGAAGGTGGTGGTGAAGGTGGCCCTAGCGCTGGCGGTGGTGGCTTCGGTGGTGGTGGTATGGGTGGTGGTGACATGGACTTGGGCGGTGGTGAC